TGCAGGGCATGCCCTTCCTGGTGCAGCCGGGCACACGCCGCGCACAGCGACACCTGCCAGATGAGGCCCTGCCACACCGCCACCGCCGCGTCCGCCTCGGTGCAGGTCCGACTGCCACTGGACGAGCCCATGAGCAGTTCCTTGTACGTGCCCGCGCCGATCTGGAGGGTGTCCCCGCCGTGCATGCAGCCGATGCCCTTGTTGATGCTCCCGAGGGCTGTCTGGGGATGTGTGGCTTGTTCGCAACTATGAGAGTCACTCCCACGAGGCGTGTGCCTTCCCTGCCTCGTGTCTTCCTGTTGCCTCACGAAATACGTCGCTTGCGCCATGCCTGTTCCCGCGGACAGGAGCAGGCAGAGCAGGAACAGGAAAGGTCGCATCAGGGGGTCTCCCTCCCAGGGGGGCTGGCCAGCAGGGTGCGCGGCCAGCGCTGGTGACGGTTCAAAAAGCGCAACGCCGCCTCCAGTTCGAGGAACGTATAGCATCTGGTATCCTCGGCGTGCACGAAGTCGCGCTGGCCACAGTGACGACAGCGCGGCTCGTCGTGCCATCCATAGGGGCCGGGTTGGCACAGGAGACGGGCATAGTACGTGATGGTGTGTCCTCCTCAACTGTGGTATGCTGCGGCCCGGCCTGACTCGTGGTCAGGACCACGCCAGTGCATCGCCCCGCTGGCTCTCGGCGTGAGGCCAGCGGGGGTGCCTAAGCCTCGTCGTTCGCAGCTGGCCCCTCTAACAGGCAGGCCAGCGCCTGATCTCCCTCGACAATCGGATGGTCCACCACCTCGTCGATAAGGGCATCCAGTTGCCCCAGTATAGCATGCAGCGCCAGGGTGCGTCTCGAGACCCGCCCGCAGGCAATCTCCGCCTGGAGGGCATCAGCGACGCGACAGAGCCGAAGAAAAAGCTGTGTGCGGGTCATGGCGTGTCCTCCCGCCAGCGTGCCAGCCACTCCGGCAAGGTGTGCGGCCACACCACCCCCGCTTCTACGCGTGTGACTCTGCCAAGGGCGGCCAGCCAGCGCGCTTGCGCCAGGGTCGTGTACTCGCCCTCGCGCTTACACTCCAGGAGGTACAGGGTCGTGTCCGGCCCGGTCGGATGGACCACGGCGCAATCGGGCCATCCTGGCTCGCTACGTTTCGAACTATAGGTATGGTAAAAGAGATACCCTGCTGCCAGGGCGACGCGCCGGAGCGTCTGCATCACGGCCTTTTCGCTGACCTGGGGCGAGAGCTGCGCCAGACAGCGTGGACAGGTGGCAGAGGCCCGCACCAGCGTGGCATGGAATGGCCCCTGCACGTCGCACAGGGGGGGGGCGTCGAGGGACGGCAAATAGTGGAGTACGGTCATGGCGTGTCCTCCTCCAGCGCTGGCCCACAGACCAGCGCATCGATCAGGTCGTCCACCGTCTGCACCAGGCAGGTGAGCGCCGTCCAGGCATCGCTGCCGGGCGGGTAGTCGTCCCGGCAGGCCGCCAGCGTCGTGCCGCAGTCGCACAGGGCGTGGAACACCAGCAGCCCGTGGCAGGTCACAACGCCACCTCCGCGGCCGTATAGCCGTTGGTAGCCAGCCAGGCTTCGAGGCGCGTGAGTTCATCGAGCAGGTCGGCAGCCGTCTGCTTGTGCACCGTGAGCGTAATAGGAATACCGGCCTGGTTGCGCACCTGCACCTGCATGGTATAGGGCGCCTCGAGAATTTTCAGCCCCTCCTCGCGCAGTTTCAGGAGCGCATCACTGAGTTGATAGCTGGCATGCTCATTGGCCGTGAGCACCCCTTGCGTGTACTGCGCCATGCCACTCATGGTCAGGTCGACGGATTTCGTCATGCGCAGACCGGCATCTTCGAGCTGCTGCCCCAGGAGCCCCTGCACGTACTGGCAAAACCCATGGGCCAGCGGCAGGAGGGCGTCAGGGAGCGCCGGGACGCTCTGATGGAGTGTTGCCTGTCCTGTCCCATTCGAGGGAACTACGGCCATCGTGGGGGCTGCTGGGGGCAATCCTGGCACCGGCTGCGCCATGGCTGCTGCGGCAAGCGACGCGGGGACCATCGGCTCGGGGACGTCGTCCGGCGCATCCGGAGGCGTATTGCTGAGAAACGGCGCGGAGGGCGGGGCGACTGGCGGTTCGTGCTGCATACGGGGCATGGGATCTCCTTCCTGGCCTGGCGGCATGGCCCACACCTGGGGCAAGGCCGACGTGGTGGTGGTAAAGTCATGTTTGCGCAGAAAGCCGAGCGTGGTTTTCGCGCGCGTGATGGCGGTGTAGGCCCATTGGCGCAGCGTGTCCTCGTCCCTGACACCCTCGTGCTTGCGCCTGGCTTGCGCCATCAGATCAGGCTTCGAGATATACACCGTGGGCCATTCGCCCCCCTGGGCGGTATGGGCCGTCAGGCAGTAGCCGTAGCGAAACAGGATCGCCTCGGGGTCAATGTTCGGGCCGTCGGTTTCTTCCATATGGACGAGCACCTCGTGCGTTTCGGCGTCCTCCTGGCCGTCCGGTTCCACGGTCACCAGCCTGGGGTGCAGGGTCGACACGGCCACGACGCGGAAGAGGGCGTTGTTGTAAAAACCGTCCGCCCGCGCACGTGGATCACTGGTCCGACACACCAGCGGCTCCCCCACGGTGGGATGGTCTGGCGGAAAGCCCAGCCCGCTCCGGATCGCCTGGGTACACTCGAGCCTGACCTTGTTGCGCCAGACAATGAGGGGGCTCTGGAGAAACGCCGCGGCCTCGACCGCCAGGTACTCCTCGACTTCGCCCACGCGGGACGGGATGTGCTGCCAGAAGTGGTGCCCTTCCCGGGCTGCGTAGGCCAACTGAATGATGGCAGAGTCTTTGGCCTGGCGATGGATCTCGGTCAGATTGAAGCCAGGCACGTCGGCGAGCGTCGCGGCGTCTTTCACGGGCGGCAACTGGCCCGGGTCACCAAGCAAACAGATCTGCGGAAACGCCTCCTGGCACAACTTCAGCATGTCGCTGCCGACCATGCTGGCCTCGTCGATAATGAGGACGCCTTCCCCACACTTGGGCCCAAAGCCGGCAAAGTGGCTGCGGCCGTAGATCCCGATACTTTCCAGCGCCCGTTTGGGCTCGTGCATCCTGGCGCGAGTCTGCACGACCTGGGCGCTCTGGCCGGTCACCGCTAAGCGCTCGGCCACCAGCCAGGGCACGCCGTCGACCGCCGCGTGCGCGTTGGCGAGATCCTCCACCTTGCACTGACACGAGCCGCCAAGCCAGCGCAGCGCCTTGGTATAGTCGCCGGTGAAATACGGCGTCAGGGCGTGACTGTGCACCGTGTCGGCCTGCTCGAGGCCTTTCTTGCGCAGCACCATGGCGGCGCGGTGCGTCGGAGCGCCGAGCGTGACAGGCAGGCCGGTGCCCTCTAAGACCTCGATCAGCGCCGGGATAATTGAAGACTTCCCAACTCCAGCGAGCCCTCTAATGGCAAGGAGAGGCACGCCATCGCTGAGCTGTTCTACGGCCCAGGACACGGCATCGCATTGGTGCGTGGTCAGGACAATAGGGCTCATGCATCCTCCAGAGGAGGGGGGAGACGCGGGCGCCTCCCCCGGTGGTGATTACCAGGCTTGCCGGGTGGCAGGCGCAGGCGCAGGAGCCGCAGGCGCGGGCACAGGTTGAGACATCTGCGGGAGCGCAGCCGCCGGGGCCTCAGCAGGCGGCTGGCTCCCGGCTTGCTTCATGGACCACCACAGCGCCAGCTTCTGGCGAAACGTGGGGGTGAGCAGCGCGGCGCCTTCCAGCCAGGGATAGAGCTTATCGACAATGGCCCACTCGACGTCTTTTCCGGCCTTGCTGCGACTAATCGCTAACTGGCAGGGCACCGGCATCATCGGGTCGAGGTCGACTTCTTCGTCAATCTGAATCTCGTGGCCGATCAGCGTGCAGTGCCAGGTGTAATTTTTGGACGGCTGTTTGCCGCCGCTGAAAATTTTGGAGGTGATCGCGGTCACGAGCTCCGGCACGTGCGTCGTGATCGTCGCGGCGGTATGGCCCACCGCAAAATGCCAGCGATACATGCGCGGGGATGATTTGAACATGTCCCAGGTTGGCGGAGTGGCTTCTTCAGTGATCGCTACGAGGAAGCCCGGATGAAGGCCAGGCGTGAGCACGCTCGGCTCAGAGTAAAACTGCGCGGTGTAGGTCTGCTTCGGCATGGTCGAGTCCTTCTTCAAGTCAAAGTCTGTCGCCCGTATCACGCGCCCGGGCGGCGGTGGCGCGGAACAAAGTGCACGATATAAACATTGTAACTAAAGTAAGTTTTATTTACAAATATATTATACATAGGTTCTAAAGAAAAATTGTGCAAGGGTTGCAAGGGTTGCAAGGGTTTTTACATAAAGTTTGAAACGTTCGTCTCGTGAAGGCGAAGTTAGGGAAAAACCCTTGCAACCCTTGCAACCCTTGCATATTTAGTCCTGATCGTCCGACCGTAAACCAAGGCCCATATAGACGATTCCGTGGCTTTGTTTCTTGTCGAAACCGCGTTCTCCGAGTTTGATGCCGAACGCGGTTTGTTTTTCCCACGTCTCGCCATTCGTTTCACACCAGGTTTTATAGGCGTCCCAGAGTGGCTGCGCACGGACCTGCGCCTGGCGCAGGATGACGCACCGCTCAGCGAGAAAGCGCCCAAGGACGTCGGACTCATCCTGCCATGCTTTGGTCGCGGTCAGGACTTCAGGCGGGGGCTCCAGGTCGCCGCGCTGTTGCCAGTCCAGGCAGCCACGCACGGCCCAGGCCAGAATCCCTGGCAACTCGGCCTGCAGGACCTCATCGAGTTTTTTGTCACGCTCCTTGGGCGGAATCTGCACGATGAAGGGGACGAGGCGAATGCGCTCCCAGATCGCCTGATTGGTGTCTTTGATCACGGGCTTATGGTTGGTGCCAATAAAGATTTTGTACTGCGGGGTGTAGGTAAAATACTCTTCAAACAAGAAGCGGGCTTTGACCTGATCGACCCCGCCAGTGAGTTGTTTGATCAGGCTTTCATTGAGGCGTCTGCCTTCCTGGGATTCCACGGCACAGACCACCCGGCGCCCGGCCAGGTCGGCCAGATCGTTGCGGACCTCGGGCCGGTCTTTGTGCATGAAGGATTCCATGTCGGCCTGCGTGCCATACGGGCCGAGCAAGCTGCGCAACCGGGCCAGGAAAGTGGTCTTGCCGGTTTTGGTCGGGCCGTGCAGGATGAACAGGCACTGCTCGATCGTCGAGCCGGTAAGGCTATAGCCTACGGCGCGGTGGAGAAACGCAATCAGGCCCTGCTTCCCTCCCATGGCGCGGGTCAAAAATGTCTCCCAGCGGGCGCAGGTGGCGGTAGGGTCATAGGCAATGGGGAGGCATTTGGTCAGCAGGTCGCTCCTGGTTGTCTCGCGGAGCGTGCCGGTGCGCAGGTCGATGGTGCCGTTGGCGACGTTCAGCAGGAAGAGATCGCGGTCAAATTCGTCAGGCTGCACGGCCATGCCCTCTTCGCTCTGGGCGTTTTCCAGCATGGCCTTGAGCTTGGCGGTGGTGAGGGAGGCTTTAATATGGGCCAGCAGGGCAAACGCCTGTTTGTCGTCGAGGCTCGGGAGGAGTCGCGCCATGGCTTTGATGGTCTGCTTCGCCAGGCGCATCACGACGCCAGAGGTATCGCGCTGCCAATGGGTGCCGGTCCAGACCATCCAGGCTTTCCATGGGTAGCAGTAGCGGAGGTTGGCGCCGTGATCACGGACGAGTGCGCGGGCGTTATAGGTGTCGGTATAGAGCCGATCGGCGTCAAAGTGGGTGGGCGGTGCCTGTGGCGCCGGAGGATGCGTGCCGTTGCTGGGCGCGGGGGCCGCGGCATGGAAGGCGAGGGGTGACGGCGTCCAGCGTGGCGCGGCCTGGGCCGCGGCTTCGAGTTCGGCGCGGGTATGCCCGGCGCCCAACCAATCGCTCACATCGCTTTTGCTGGCCTGCGTATGGATGCCCGGCACGATGTGCACGCTGTGGGCGACGGGGGCGAGCTGGCGCGCGACGTGCTCCATATGCTCGGCGCCGGGCGTGTCATGGTCGGGCAGGAGGTAGCAGTCGGCGCCGTGCAGGGCGTCGGCATAGCCTGGGTCGTTCCATTTGCCAGCGCCCATGGGGTTGCAGGTCGCCGTGAGTCCCAGGCTGCGGATGGCGTCGACGTCTTTTTCCCCTTCGGCAATGTAGATGGGCGTGCCGGTGGGGATGGCGGCCAGGACCTCGGGGAGATGGTAGAGGACCCGGCGCACGCCTTTGATATGATCCTCCCAGCCGCCCGCGACCGGCTGGCGCTGGAAGAATCGCTTGTTGCTCAGGCGGCAGGCCTGAAACAGCAGCGTCCCGTGCTCGTCGACGTAATCATAGGTGGCGATGATGGGATGCCTCCCCTTCTTCTCGCCGCAAAACAGGTCGGCCACGGTGAGCATCAATGTTGCGCAGATCGCCTCGACGCTGCACCCGGCGTGACAGTGGAGCAAGACAGCGTTGCCCTCATAGCCAATGCTCAGGCTGGGGTTGCTGTCGTCGTGGGCTGGGCACCGTGCTTGCCAGCCGGTGCTTGTCGCCCTGGCACCCTGACATGCGCTCGCGATCATGGCGGCCTTGTCAGAGGCGGTGATTGTGGCTGGTGGCGCTGGCATCACGGTCCTTTCCTGGCAAAAAGAGGCATTCAGAAAGCTACGTGTTATAATGATTATAGGATTGCTGACCTTACTTATCTATAATTGATTAGCTTTCTAAGTGAAAGGATCAAGCCATGGCGGTCGAGACCTCGCCAAAAACGAAAGCGATGATGACGCTGATCCCGGTCGACATCCGGCGTCAGGCGTTGGGCACGCTGCGCATGGAAGGCGTCACGATGCAGGCGTTTTTGACGCATGTGCTGCGCCTGGTTGGGGAGCGCGATCCGCGCGTGGCGGCCCTGGTGGCGGAATTGCGTGAGTGATCCTCTGATGCGTCATAGGCCCCCCCCGCTGCCCCGCGCCATCGCCGGCGCGGACAGGGCGCGGTGGCATGGTCGCCCCCGCCTGGGCGGGCGCGGCAAGAGCGCCTGCACGGGCACCCCCAGGGCCTGGGCAATCTCTTCCAGGCGTGCAATCGTCGGGGACGAGCGGGCCGTTTCAATCGATGAAATGAGTTCGCGCGAACACCCGGCACGGGTGGCCAGTTCGGCTTGCGTCAGGCCCTTGGCGCGGCGTAACTCCTGGACGAGTAGGCGCATGCTCCTCCCCTCTCCTCTCCGCTGATGGCAGGTGTGTATGGCAGGCATACTACCACAGGGATTTTGTTACTGAAAAGCAAAATATCCCGCCAGGCGACGCGCACCTCGCCATGATTCCTCGCGCATTTCTGCCCATTATTTTTTCTTAACTGCTTATAAACACACGCAAATTTGCGCGTGAGTGGTAATCCTGTTACCATGATGGGGTGGAGTGAGGGACACGGACGACACGGGGACGCGGGGAGGCATGGCCATGATGGGCAGCACACGAAGCATGCGGGTGGGCAAACAGATGAAGGCGTTGCGGGAGGAGGCGCGGCTGACGCAGGACGACCTGGCGAGCCGCGCCCAGCTCGCGAGCGGGGCGCTGATTGCGCAGTACGAAGCGGGCACCAAAATGCCCTCGCTGGACAAGTCGATGGACCTGGCCATCCAGCTCGGGGTGTCGCTGTCCGAGCTGGTGGGCGAGCATGCCCGGGGCACCACGGCGCGCATTACCTGCAACGCCAACGGCGACCATCAGACGGTGTATCAGCACGTCGAGGGGCTGATGCTGACGGACGATCTCGAAGCGACACTGGCTCGCCTGGTCACCCGCGTCCTCGACGCGCAGCGGCCGATGCTGCTGGAGGCGGTCACGACGGCGGTACGGCAGGTGCTGCAGGCAGGGCAGGGACAGGACGGGCCAGCGGCCGCGCCCTGAACAAAGCCTGGACAGCACGCGTGGTATGACGATTCTGCATGGAAGAAGTGGGTCACGCCGGCCATGGGGGGCATATTGGGGTAATGGGTTGACGTGGTTGCTGGCGCTGCGGACGCGCACCCCCCCCCACTTCTGATAACCACCATTATCAGAAGTGGGGCGCCGCGTGGGCGCCCGGGTGGGGGGGGCCGAGAAGGGCCCCTCGTCCTCTACGCAGCCCGCGTGCGGCTGGTGCGCGTGACCAGCCCGCCCTGGGCCTGATCCGCGGCCCACTGCGCATCCGCCAGGGGCTTGACACCGAACAGGTACAGATCCACATTCCGGTAGTCCACCAGGATGGCCTTGTGGCTGGTGTCGTCAGGCCGGAAGATGTAGCCGCCATTCGTCCGCTCGGCGGTGCCGTACAGGTCGCCAAACGCGGCGTAGTGGACAATCTTGCTGGTGCGTGGTAGCGTGGTCATGACTCGTTCCTTCTCGGGAGTGGGTTGCGTGTGACGCGGTGGTTGCTGCCAAGCTGGTCACCGCGTCGCGCTGTATCTATAAAGATTGTATCCTAGCAAAAATGGATAGTCAATCTCCCTGGAAAGCTTTCTCCATTTTTTTTGGTCTCAAGATCGTCCGGATGAACTTTTCACAGCGTGGCGTGATAGGCTCATTCCCTCTCTCCAGTCTTGATATATAATTCGCTGTATAGCCTAGTAGCTCTCCCATCGCCCGTTGCGTGAGCCCGTGTGCCTCACGCAATGCCTTGAATTCTTCCCTTGTCATGCCTTGTATCTCCTAGCAGAAATGGATATAATGTAGAAGTATACATTATGGTGTGCTATTCTACCAGGAGAACGGTCAATGGTCATGTCGGCGGAAGAGAAACGTGCGGCACAGAAATGCTCTAGGCTTCGGTGGTACTGTAGGAATCGTGCACGTATAAGTGCTCACCGGAAACAACAGCGCGCAGCTGATCCCGTCTATAGGGCAAAGGCGGATGCCAGGGCCACCGCCTTTCGCAAAGCCAATGCAGCGCGCGTCAATGCGGCGCGCCGTGCCCACACCCCATGAAAGGACCACCGATGCCCTGTGACCAATGTAGTGCCTATCACAGCCTGGGCTATGATAGTTGCCCGGCCTGCCAGTTCGCGCCAGAGGAGCCGCTGCCACCGGCAACACCGCTGGCGCTGCTCGTCTCCCTGGAAGATGCCATGCGCCACGCGCTGCTTGATGGGGGACGGGTCGAGGATTACCAGGTCGCCGTGTGGATCGCCCTCGTCAAGAGCGCGCGGGAGCGGCTTCAGGAGTCCAACACACCCGGCGAGACGGATGAGCAACGCTGCCCGATCTGCAACACCGTGCGCCAGCTCCCCCACGACGAGGACGCCTGGACGCTCCATGTCAACCACTGCCTGACCCAGGTGGAAGAAGACGCAGAATGGACGGCGGAGGTGACTCTGGCACGCCGGGATGCCTGGGACGCCTGGGTTATCAGCCATACCGAGACCATCACGTCCGTGCAGCTTGCGGCGCACTGTCTGCGGCTTGGGTGGGACCTCCCGACGCTCAAGCGCCACATGAAGCGACACCAGCTCTAGCGGCAAGCCCGGACGACGTGCGTGGAGCCGTGCTAATCCCGATCGCATTCGTGCGAACAATGCTCGGGTGCGGGCAAGAAGACGAGCGGTTGCTGTGCGCGACTTCACGGCAGCGCAGTGGAAGGAGATGCAAGAAGCCTATGATCACCGTTGTGCCTATTGTGGCAAACGATGCAAGGGCAAGTTAACGCAGGACCACATCACGCCGCTGTCGCAAGGGGGATTGCATACGGCAAGCAATATTATCCCGGCGTGCAGTTCGTGTAATAATCGAAAACACACTGGCCCACCACTGAAACCAGTACAGCCAATGTTGTTATTGATCGCGCCAGCACTGAAAAAGAAGGTATCCTAGCGATGGACGCTGACGCCTACGACGCCCTGATGCAGCGCATGGCCGCCGTGCTCGACGCCATCAGTACGTCCTACGATAAACTTGTGGAGTTCACAGACGAGCAGCGCCAGATCAACGGCCGCCTCGAAGTGCTGATCCGCGAGGTCATCCGCCAGCGCCGCAACGGGGGGACCAACGGAGGCACGCATGTCTGATGCCGACTTTAACGCCCAGCTCGCCAGCCACGAGGACATTCTGCGGCATCTCGTCGCCCTGATCGTCAAAATGGATGCGACCATGGATGAACTGAAGGGCATACACCTGCGGCAGACGGAGACCCTCGCCGTGGTCACGCAACTGCTCCAGCGCCGCGAGGGGAACGATACGCACAACGGCACCCACTAGGAGGCTCCATGCCGTACATCGTCTACGACCTGGCGCGTGCCGCGCCAGAGCCATACCCCACCCTGCACGACGCCATGCAGGCCCTGCTCGCCCGCTACCCCGAGGCCGTGTTCAGCGATGTCGACTTCGACCAGGACCCGGTTCTCTGGGTCTGGCCCTCCAACACCGCCAGCATGCACGCCCGCCCTCGCGACGCCGTGGCCTGGATCCAGCAGGACACATTTTCGACTTGACACGCACGCGAGACGCGTTTACCTTCACGCTCGTGCTAGTAGTTACCGGGATTAAGATAGATAGATAGTTCTATCTTAACCTTGGATGTAATTACTAGTGCGTCTACTCACCAGTAATACATCTCCCGGTATACTCCTATCACCACAGCCATCTAGGGACTTTCTGGTACACTACAATGCACCCGCCGCTTGTCGTACACCCCGGCAAGCGGATGGGGGTGAAAAAGAATCGATGGGTATCCATGGCTGGCACTGGCGGTGCACGCCCAGGCGCCGGACGCCCCAGGGGACGCCGCAACCAACGCTCCCTTGACGGCGAAGCCTTTGCGCGGGCCATCCTCGAAGATGCGACGGTGCGCCAGACGCTCCTGGTCCAGGCCCAGACCGGGGTCATGTCGGCCGAGATCCTCAGAACGCTGATGACCTATGCCTTTGGCAAGCCCGTGGAGGTGATCCCCGGTGGCGACGCTGACAGCCCGCGCTCGGTCACAATCACGTTCTAAGCCCCTCGTGGTGCACTTCCCCCCCCTCCGGGAGCACCAGCGCCAGCTCTATGACGCCCGCCAGCGGTTCAACGTCTGGGTCTGCCACCGGAGGTTCGGGTAAAACCGTGCTTGCCCTCTATACCCTTATTGCCGACGCCTACCGCAACCCCCAGCCGCGCCCCCGCTATGGCTACCTGGCGCCCCTCTACCGCCAGGGCAAGGTGATTGCCTGGGACCTGCTGAAGCACCTGACGCGCGCGCTGCCAGGCACCAGGATCAACGAGGCGGAACTCCGCGTGGACCTCACGGGCGACCGCCGTATTCAGATCTTTGGCGCCGACAATCCCGATGCGCTGCGGGGCCTGTACCTCGATGGCGCGGTGTTCGACGAGTACGCCCAGATGCGGCCGCGGGTGTGGAGTGAAGTGGTGCGGCCGGCGCTGGCCGATCGCCAGGGATGGGCCGTGTTCATTGGGACCCCGATGGGCCACAACCATTTCCACGACCTGTTCCAGCAGGCGCAGCAGGACCCCACCTGGCATACGGCCATCTACCGCGCGTCTGAGACCGGCATCCTGCCGCAGGACGAACTCGACGCGGCCCGGGCCGTGATGTCGCCGGAGCAATATGCGCAGGAGTTTGAAACGAGCTTCGAATCCGCCCTGATCGGGGCCTACTACGCCTCGTACCTGGAGACCGCGCGCGAGGAGGGCCGCATCACCCGCGTGCCGCATGACCCGAGCCTGCCCGTGCACGTGAGCTTCGACCTGGGGGTCTCGGACGCCACCGCGATCTGGTTTTTCCAGCCGTCTGGCCGCATGATTCACGTGATTGACTATTACGAAGCCAGCGACAAGGGCCTGGAGTTCTACGCCAAGATCATCAAGGACAAGCCCTATACTCTGGGCCGTGTGTACTGGCCGCATGACGTCATGGCGCGCGATTTTAGTAGTGACGGCCGCACCCGCCTGGCCATTGCCGAGAGCTTAGGCCTCCGGCCTGGGGTGGTCGTGCCCCAGGGCAGTGTGGCGGACGGTATTGCCGCAGTCAGAGTGCTGTTCCCCCGCTTCGTGTTCGATCAAGAGAAGTGTTACGAAGGCCTGGAGTGCCTCAAAGCGTACCGCCGTGAATGGAGTGAAGAGCGCAAGGACTGGTTGGACAGACCGATGCACAACTATGCGTCACACGCTGCAGATAGTCTGCGGACCTTCGCGAGCGCCTATCAGGACGACACCCCCGCCGTCCTGCCCACGTTCACCCGCGAGCCTGGTGCGCTGCCCCGAGGGGTGCGCCAGGGCTTCTGGTTTCGCTAGGAGGGGCGGTGGGGGAACCTGCGAGTCGTCTCATGCTCCAGGTGGTCATCAGTCGGTGGCGCGCCCTCATGCTGATGGCCGAGGCGAACCACCGGACGCCGCAGCAGCACCTCGCCTGGCTCTTTGACCAGTGGTGGTCCACCGATCCCGAGGTGCAGAAATGGCAGGATGCGGCGTATGAGCAGTGGCCCGAGATGCGCGAACCCCAGTGGTGGCTGCGGGATGTGGACGATGCGTAACACCACACCGCTCCCTGAGGCGTGGGCCGTGCAGTCCCCCTGGCGCCACCGCACCCGCCGGCGGTGGGTGACGTGGCTGCCGCGCTGGCAGTGGGTGCAGCGCGGGCTGACGCATCTGCCGCGCCCCTGGCGGTCGTCTACGTGCGAGACGGAGGCACCGGCCACGAGGTGCACCTGCTCGATGTACTCCATCCGCTGGGGGATGTGGCCCGCAGCACAGCAGGAGGACTACGACGATGCCTAGTCGCTCGAAGGCCCAGCAGAAATTTTTTGGCGCCGAGCTGGCGCGCAAACGCGCTGGCAAGGAGACGCAGACGGACATGAGCATGGCTGAGATGGACAAGATGGCCAGTACGCCGCACAAGGGCCTCCCTGAGAAGGCCAGGGGCAAGGGGAAGAAGGCCAGCAAGAGCCAGTATTAGGAGCCCGCATCCATGGCAGCAACAACGCAGACCCTTCCTCCGTTAACCCGCGAGCAGAAGACGGCCATCGACCCTCGCGACAATGAGGATATTCTGGAGGAAGCGCGCTACCGCTTCACCGAGAGCGAGACCGCAGAACGAGAGGAGCGCGAGCAGCAGTACGATGCGTTACAGTTTAGTTCAGGCCAACACTGGCCGTCCTATTTGCTGCAACAGCGCTCGCAACCGGGCCAGGAGGTTCCATCGTTAGTAATAGACCGTACCTATCAGTACGTTTCGCAAATTTTGAATTCTTATAGACGTGCGCCCTTGGGCCTGAAAATTCGCCCCAAGTCTGGTGGTGCGACGCAGAAGCTGGCCACGATCTTAGAAGGGAAGTGTCGCGACATCGAGGCTGATAGTCAGGCCGAATTAGCCTATACGAATGCCCTCTCGCAGGCGATCAGCACCGGCGAAGGGTTTTTTCGTCTGGGGCTCGAATACGAAAGCCCGACGTCCTTTCAACAGTGTCTCAAGATCCGGCCTATATACGACAGATTCGCCGTCTTTTGCGATCCGTATAGCACGCATCCTGCGGCGTTAGATCTTGAATATGCCTTCATCATCGAGCGGCTGAGTCATCGGGCGTTTTGTGCTAAATACCGGCGTTCTCCTGCCGAAGTACGCCAATGGGCCTCGTATCCCGACCAGAAGTGGGTGACTCCAGATGAGGTCCAGCTGGCAGAATACTGGTACAAAGTCTGGACTGAGGAAGAAATCGTGCAGATGCCAGACGGCACTATCCTGCCAACGGAGGGCCTTGGTGATCTCCCCCCCGAATGGCCCACCCGCATGACCCGCACGTGCACGGTCTATGGCGTGACCATGTGTGGGTATGCCATCTTGAATAAAACACGCTGGCCTAGTTCGTATATACCTATTATTCGGGTAGAGGGTCGTCGCCTGGATATGCATGGCAAGACGCGGCGTACGGGGATTGTCCAGGCGTCGAGTTCGAGTCAACTGGCGTACGATGCCTACGTCAGTGCCGAGATGTCCGCCATTGCCCTCACGCCGAAAGCGCCCTTTGTGTTGTTTGCCGAAACGATCGCGGGATACGAACAATATTGGGAAAAGGCCAACGATGCGCACCTGCCCTATCTCCCGGTCAAAGCCGTGGTGGCGGGTGGCCAGCTGCTCCCTGCGCCCCGGCGTGAGGTGGCCGAACCGGCGGTCCAAGCCATTACCCAGGCCCGCATGATGGCCGCGCAGGACATCCAGGCGACCGTGGGTCAGTACGAAGCCTCCGTCGGCGCCCCGTCCAACGAACAGAGTGGCGCGGCGATTGATGCCAGGAAGCGCGAGGGCGAGCAGACCACCGCCGGCTTCACGGCCAACCTGGCGTGGTCGATTGAGGCGTGCGGGCGTCAAATTCTTGACATCCTGCCGACGCTCTACCCCGGGGCGACGCAGCTCAGGCAGGTGGGGAAGGACGGCACGGTCAGCATGGCGCAGGTGAACCAGCCCAGGCCGGATGGGCAGGGGCTGGAGAACGCCCTCGGGAGTGGCGTGTACGAATGTGTCGTGACCACAGGACCCAGTTATGACACCAGCCGCGAGGCCCTGGTCGAACGATTGGGTATTTTGTTAGGCGCCGTGCCCCAGGTGGCGCCCTATGTCCTTGATCTGTTTGTGGGCAATCTCGATATCCCTGCGGCCGAGCAGCTGGCTGCCCGCCTCAAATCCATGGTCCCGCCCGAGGCGCTGGCGCAGGAAGAGAGCGACGACCCGGCGACGCAACTGACGCAGGCCCAGAATGCGCTCAAACAGGCCCAGCAGCAGCTCCAGGTGGTGACCCAGCAGCTCCAGGAAAGCCAGAAGACGTCGGAGGTCTCTGTCCAGCAGGTGAAGTTGCTCGAACAGCAGGTGGCGACCATGCAGACGCGGCTGGCGGATAAAACCAGGGATCTCCAGTTAGAGATGCAGAAGGCGAGCTGGGAGCACCAGATTGCGCTGCACGAGACGCAACTCAAGAGCGCCGAATTGCAGGCGAAGTACGGCCTGCAGGCCGCGGAGTTGGCCCACGACATGCAGCAGCCCCAGGCCACCAACGGCACGGTGGAGGAGCAATAACTGTGGCCATCACCATTACCTCCAGGTCCCCAGACGGGACCATTACCGAGACCCCCTATCCCGGGGACGCATCGCCCGAGGTGCCGGTCGCGAACGGTGCCGAACCAGATGCGCCAGGCGCCACGACGCCTCCTCCTGCAGGGGAGACGCCGCCTTCGGATTCGCCACCCGAACCACCCGCCCCGGCGTCGGGAGAGGGCGCCGGGGATGCGGACGAGCCCGACTCTCCCGATGATGCTCCTGTCTCCGCCGGCTATATCAACCGTCGTATCAGTCGCCTGACCGCTCGCCACCGTGGGGCCGAGCGTGCCCTCGAAGCCGAGCGCGCCACCAACCAGCAGACCGTGGCGGAACTGCGCGCCCAGATGCAGCTCATGACGCAGCTGCTTCAGGGAGGCGCCCCGCCCTTGCCCGACGCGCCGACCGGCCCCCCGCAGGCCGAGCAGTTTCAGAGTCATGATGACTACGTGCGCGCCACGGCCCGGTATGAAGCCCAGCAGATTGCCCAGCAGCAGCACCAGCAGACGACGCAGCAGCAGCAGATGCAGGAGATGCAGCGGACCGTCCTGGAGCGCGAGGCGGCCTTCAAAGCGCAGCACGCGGACTATGACGACGTGCTCCGCGCTGGCCTGGTGGGCAAAGTGAGCCCGCCCCTCCAGCAGGCCCTGCTGCTGCACCCGGACGGGCCGGCCCTGGCCTACCAGCTGGCGACACAACCCGCCGTGGTGGCACGCCTCAACCAGCTCCCGCCCCCGCTCATGCTGATGGAACTGGGACGCCTGGCGCCTGGCTCTCCCCAGGCGAACGGCGCGACCACGGACCGTGACACGGGGACACGGGGACACGGGGACGCGGGGACGGGAACTCCCTCCCTCGCCGCGTCGCCGCGTCCTTCAGTCCCCGCGTCCCCCCTTCCCCCCCCGCTCGCCCCCCTGACTGGGCGCGGGGCGGCCCCGCCGGAATCCCCGGCGGAGTGGAGTCAGGCGGAGTTTCGCAAGAAATGGGATAGTGGATGGCGGCCGAGTCCTCGTGACTTGGGACGATAACGTTCGCGTTGCTCTCCCCAGCGCGTATGCAACTTCATAGAGAGGTTCATACGTGGCTAATACTTTTCGTACCATTCAGCTCGTGACCCAGATGCTGTTAAAGAACCTTGTGAATAATCTCGTTTTTGCCGCTGGCGCTGACCGCCGTTGGCAGGATGACTTCGGCAAGCAGGGGCACAAGATCGGCGATTTCTTGGATATCAGAAAAGTACCAAGAGTCGCCGTGCATTCAGGAGCAGCCTACGTCGGGCAGGACTACGTAGAAGAGACGGTGCGGCTCCTCATCAATACCCAGAAGCACGCCGATGTCGATTTCACCAGTGTCGAGATGACCCTCAACTTTGACGACTACGATAACCGGGTAGCCAAACCGCAAGCGGCCCGGCTCGCCAACGAGGTGGACACGGACGGCCTGGCGCTCTACTGGCAGGCGTATAACTCCGTGCTGGTAGAAAGCACCAAGCACTGGCGGGCGTTCGGGCTCGCCTCGGCGCAGCTCGACATGGAAGGCGTCCCCAGGGACGATCAGCGCGCCGTGGTGCTGCACCCGAACGAAGGCATTGAGATCATCGACGAGAACAAGGGCCTGTTCCAGCAGTCCACCGAAATTGGCCGCCAGTACACCGAGGGGCTCATGGGCAAAACCCTGGGCGCCAAGTGGTCGATCGATCAGAACGTGGCGATCCACACCACGGGCAGCCGGGACGGCACCCCGCTCATTGCGGCGGGCTCGACGGGCTCCACGATCAATATGAAGGGGTTTACCGCCTCGGCCACCGATGTGCTGAAAAAAGGCGATGTGTTCCAGGTGGCGGATGTGTACGGCATCAAGGCGCAGTCGCTCCAGTCCACCGGCCAGTTGCGCTTTTTCAGCGTGCAGGATGATGTGGATGCGAGTGGCACCGGGACGGCCAGTGTGCCAGTCTACCCGCCCCTGATCGTGCCACCAGATCCGCGTGCCACCGTGACCGCCCTGCCGGTCGATAACGGCGTCATCACGTTCCTGGGCACCGAGAGTACGCCCTATGCCCAGAATCTGTTCTACCACAAGCTGGGCGTGACGCTCGGCAACGTGAAATTGTTCATGCCCTACGGCGGGGAGAGTGCGACGGCAAGCGATGAACAGGTCTCGCTGGCCATACGGGTCTGGAAGGATAGTGAGATTCGCACGGATACCCATTTAACACGGGCTGATCTCCTGTATGGTTGGCTTTATCCGCAACCTGAAATGATTAGTAGAATTTGGTCTACAGTGGCATAGAGGAGTCACGCTATGGCTGAGTCGCCTGTCCTGCCCTCCTGGCGCTATCACATCAGTGGCACGGCGAAGGTCATCACGACGGTGGAGGAGTTGCGCGCGCTTGAGGCGGGTGAGTGGTTTGAGTCGCCGGCCCAGGCTCAGGCGGCGGCCGCTGAGGCTCTCGCGAGCAAAGCCCAGGCTGCCGAGAGTGAGGCGGCCAGCCCGCGTCGGAGTCCGCGATAATGGCCACGTTTGAGAGCGATCTCTTCGCCGATTACCCCGTCCTACCCTACGCCCCGCACAACCGCGCGCACGCGGTGCTGCGGGCCATGCGCTGGACCCTGGGGCCGACGCTGGCCGCCGGGGCGCAGGATTCGACCCTGCGCATCTGTACCCTGCCGCAGGGCGCACGCTACTGTTCCCAGCTCTCCAAGCTGGGGTGGGCGCCCTTTGGCGTCGGCCGCACGCTCGACCTGGGCTGGGAGGCCTACACCCGCCCGGATGGCGTCGTGGTGCGCGCCAACCCCACCGGCCTGGGCGTGGGGCTCGATGTGGCCCTGGCTGGGCGGAGCTTCCATGATGCCTTCCCGGTGTCGTCGACCGATGAACTGGAGTTCCCGGCGGCCGTGACGCTCATCCTGACGGTGCGCGGGGGGACGATCCCGGTTGGCGCAGATCTGGGGGGCCTGGTCGTCTATCTGTACATGCACTGAGGACACGCGATGCCCACGGCACGCAGCATCATCAAGGCGGCCCTGATGGACCTGGGGGTCAGTAGTCCCGAAGAACCCATACAGGCCGATATGGCCCAACACGGCCTGGATCTGCTCAACGACCTGCTCCAGAGCTTCTCGACCGAGTCGCTCTGGATCTACTATACCGCGCCGCTGGAACTCACCTGGCCCGCTGGCGTCCAGATGCAGACCTGGGGTCCCGGCGGGCAGATCCCAGGTCTGCGCCCCATCCGCCTGGGCACGCATGCCGAGTACCGGGACGCCACCGGCTACGATTACCCGGTGGAGGTGCTGGAGCGGCAAGAGCAGTACGCGGCGTTAGCCTGGAAAACGGAGACGTCGACCTGGCCCCTGGCGCTCTACTATGCCCCCCAGGTGCCACTCGGAGAGCTGTACGTGTGGCCAGTCCCCGTCGTGCCGGTCATCCTGATTGTCTATCCGTGGGTGCCGCTGACGCAGTGGACGAGCCTGGACGCGGAGGTGGAGCTGCCTCCGGGGTATCAGCGCGCACTCAGATCCAATCTCGCGCTCGAAGCCGCACCGTCGTATGGCGTCCAGCCCTCACCGCTGGTGGTGAAGATCGCGGAGGAGAGTAAGCGCAACATTGCGGTCATCAACACGGTGGTGGGGCGGATGTCCCCCACGCCGGGCAGCGGCCTGGTGGGCGACCGGATGGCCCGGTTCAGGGCCGGGATTGGTTAACGGTACCTGGCGAGCAGCGCCATAAAGGCCGCGTGGGAGGCCTGGTGGTCGCGGTCGTGTTGCTCGCGGGCACGGTCGTGATCCGCCAGGGCACTCTGCTGTTGCTGGAGCATGGCGCGGTCTCTGGCGCGGTTTTCGTCCAGATCGAGGCGCAGCGTATTGAGCCAGAACGCCAGGAGAATCACGACGGTGATGATGGCGCCCATGATCGTCAGGAAGAGTCCGACCTGGCACCAGAAGAGGACGGTTTCACGGGTCGTTGGGCGCATACGCTACTTCCGGTCCGTGCCGAGGAAGCGGGCAATGTCGCGCAGAATTTCTTGCGTGCGGATGTGCGCCTCGATATTGGCGCGTTGCGCGGCGGTATGCGTGCGATGCATATCCCACAGCATGGCGCCCAGGATGGCAAAGAGGAAGACCAGGGTGATGGTATCGATAGTCATGGGACACCTCCTATCGGTGTTGGGTGGCAGCGCCCAGCGTGGATAGGACACGCCAGCACGAGAGCGACTCGTGTGGCCCTACCACCCGGGCAATAATTATACCATATTATACCGTAAGGCAATGATGTATGCCATCCTTTCCAGGATTTACAGGACCAAGTGCCCCAGCAAGAAGTCCTTTTATTAGTTCTGAAAGAACAGTAAATTTGTATGTAGAAGAGTCCCCCAACCAGCGTGGTCAGTTCACGCTCTACGGGTTTCCGGGCTTAGAGCAACGGGACCTCCTTGAGTCGGCGCCTATTCTCGGTTTATATGAAGCAACAAATGGACGCGTCTTTAGCGCAACAAGTACGACGCTTTACGAGAATTTTGCGGGGGGCACGCACCTGGCACGCGGCAGTCTGGCCACGGGCCTGGAGCCGGTCAGTATGATCGACGATGGCCAGACTCTGGTCATCAGCGCCCAGGGCACAGGCTACACGATGCCGTTTGCCACGAATACGCTGGCGACGATCGCCCTCACCGGGCCGCAGACGTTTGGCCGCGTGCAGTACCTGGATGGCCGGATCCTGACCCACGAGCCTGGCACCAGGCGCTTCTGGTACAGTGACCCGTTTGCACCCGACACCTGGCCCGCGCTCAACTTCTACGAGGCAGAAGCGCGCGCCGACCTGCTGCTCACCTTACTCATAGACCATAGAGAACTGTACCTTTTCGGGACACAGAGTATTGAAATCTGGCATCCGACGGGGGACGCCCTGAATCCCTACGCGCGCGCGACCAGCACCTTCATCGAGCAGGGCATTGCAGCGCCCTGGGCAGCCATCGCCATGGATAATTCCGTGTACTTTTTGGGAGGCTCACCCAGAGGCGAGGGGCCAGTGTGGTCTTTAAATGGTTATCAACCAGTTCGTATCTCGACCCACGCGGTCGAATCGTCCCTGGCGCATGTGACCGATCTCTCGGGCACCGAGGCGTACACCGCCAGGCATGGGGGGCACGCCTGGTACTTCCTGCATGTGCCCGGTCACCACACCACCTGGGCCTATGACGTGGCGACGCAGGCGTGGACGGAACTGGCGGACCTCGCTGCAGACGGCATGCTCACGGCCTGGCGCGCCGGGCCACATTGCCTCGGCTTTGGTGAGCACCTCTGGGGCGATCGCACGACAGGTCATCTGTATAAATGGTCACCGTCTTACCATAAATATGGCGATGCGCCTATTTATCGCGAACGTATTAGCCCACATATCAGGCGTGACCAGCAGCCCGTGGTGTATCACAAATTTGAATTGAGCCTTCAGACAGGAATTGGCTTAGATGGTCTTCAATTGCCAGGCAGCCTGGAGCAGGCCGGCTTCGACCCACCCGACGGCGGCGCGCAACCTCCTGGCGCAGATCCACAAGTCGCACTTTCGTGGTCTGATGACGGCGGCCAGTCCTGGAGTACACCCCTGTGGCGCAGCGCGGGGCGGATTGGCGAACGGACGCGGCTGGTCCGGTGGCGACGGCTTGGGAGAGCGAAGAGTCAGCGGGCGTTCAAAGTAGTACTCACTGACCCAGTGTTTACGGCGATACTCGGGGCACGTCTGGAGGTGGGCTGATGGCCGTACCGCTCGACCCGGTGCCTGCGCGAGAACCACCACTGCTCGGGGATGCACGCCTGCTCGGCCAGGTCTGGACGCGCTGGCTGGAGACGCTGAGTCGCACGACCCAGCAACGCCTGACGGATCTCGAAGGCCGTATGCAGGCGGTGGAAGACACGCTGGCATCGATCACCCCGGTGGTGTCCACCTGGACGCCGGCGATCGTCGGGACCAGCGGCGGTTCGGCCCATACCTACTCGGTACGGTACGGGCAGGCCGTGAAGACGGGGCGCACCTACGCCGTGTCGCTGCACGTGCGGCTCACGGCGAAAGACGCCTCGATGGCGGGCAATGTGAGCCTCGCCGGGCTGCCAGCGGCCGTGGTGGGAGACGGGGACCTGGCGATTCCGGTGCTGCTCGGTTTTTCCAATGTGACCCTTGGTGGGCAATATACCGGGGTGGTGGGCTTGCTGCGCAGTGGGGCCAGCGCCATCGAGGTGTACCAGACCGGCTCCAATACCGCCTGGACACGGTTAAGCGCTGCGGGCATTACGGCCACCACCGAGCTGGTGGCGAGCGTGAGTTACTGGAGTTAGCGTATGGCAGACGTCGTACTCATCACGCCCTGGCCGATGTTCACCGTGTTCGGGGTGGATGGCAAGCCCCTGGTGGGCGGGAAACTCTTTACGTATACGCCTGGAACGACGATTCCTAAAGCGGCGTTTTTGGACCCAGGCTTCGTGACGCCTCATGGCAACCCCATTGTGCTGGACGCCAGTGGCCAGGCGGAAGTCTGGCTGAAGGATCTCTACAAACTCCGCCTCTTTGATGCCGCAGACGTCCTGCTCTGGGAGGTGGACTCGTATGAGTGGCCAACCGGCACCGCACCACCAGAAGGAGCACTTGTGGAGGGCTCAACCGAAGGCAACATGGCGGCCTCCTCGGGGCAGGGCGTGGTCAGTGTGCCCGGGCTGGCTGCAGCGGGCTATCGCGTTCTTGGAACAACATGGACTATTACTGATGATTTTGGGACTTCGCAGGGCCTGACCGCGATCGCCCTGGGCGATAGTGTGGCGCTCGACCGGTGGGGCGTCATCTCGACCCTCACAGCAGGGACGACCGGGGGGCAGCTGGGCTTTCACGCCGGGGACGAGCCCATTGCGGCACCGTCGGGGTACGTGCTGCTGGTGTCGGCCATCGGGGGCCTTTTTGACCCAAATGGAGCAATTCATTTTCAACTATACTGGGAGAGTTTGCCGGCCGATGTGCCGTAGCAACAGAGGCAGTGGTATGCTACAATGTACCTATGCACACCATACGCACCAGGCTCCTGCTTGGCACAGGAGCCGAGGTGCTGACCACACGTTCTGTGAGGAGAACGCATGGCTCGCCAGAAGCATACCACAGATCCCGTGCAACTTGATTTTCCCTTTTGTCACGACGAAATCTGGCTTCCTGTCGTGGGCTATGCCGGCTATTACGAAGTGTCATCGTTTGGCCGTGTTCGCAGTTTAAATGTGACATTTATTAATCCAAGTATTCGAGGGTATATACAACAGAGAAAAGGGCGGATATTAAAACAGAGTATGTCGAATGCGGGGCATCTGACTGTCATGCTGACGGTATCTTCCAGAGGCATTCGGTGGCGCGCCCTCGTGCATTTCCTGGTGATTACCGCTTTTGTTGGTCCAAGGCCTCCTGGTCTTGTCTGTCACCATAAAGATGGAAACCGTTGTAATAATGCTGCCTATAACCTTGAGTGGGTGACATCTCAATATAATGCACAAGAGGTGTTCTATAGAAATGGCACGCGCGGCCTGCGTGGCTTGTGGTTGCGGAATGAGCAGACGCACAGGGATCTTGGACAACGATTTGCCCTTGCGC